GCTCGACCAGACACTCATCGACAGAACGCGCGCCGCGCTAAGGACGGTGGGAATTGGGGCTTGAGCGGACCATCATGCAGCGCGTCAAGACGCAGCTCCAGAACATCAATGGATCGGGGTCCTACACGTACGACGTGAGCGGGTCGGATCAGGTGGTGATCGGTCAGACGTTCGCAAGTCATCGCGTGCCCGGGGTGTATCTGTTCACCAACGGCACCACGACCAAGCAGGAAGCCGGGCGCACCGTGCTCACGCGCTATGATCGTGAGATGAAGGTACAGATTGAGTCATGGGTGCCATCGACGAGCGCCACGGCCGGCACGGCACTGCTGGACGCGCTCGACATGCAAGACGACATCTTCCGCGCCATCGAGTCCGATCGCAGCCTAGGCGGTAACGTCCGGGATGTGGAGCTTGAGGGCTCGACCTATGAGGGCGCAGAAATGGACCGCCCAGGGCTTGGTATGGTCGTCTGCATCTTGACTATCCGCTACACTGAGACGGCAGGGGCCTGACATGAGCTGGTACCATAAAGACTGGACGCAACGCGCGCCGATACTGATCGACAACTTCAACGGCGCTAACCAGATCGATGTCACGGCGGCGGTGCCCTCCGACTTCCCGCGCTTCTGGGAGAACGTCGACGCAGCTAACAGCGGCGCGGACATCCGCGTGACGCTGGCAGACGGGCAGACGCTCGCCACCTTTGACGTGGACGGCTTCAACAGCACGACCAAGACCGCGACCATCGAGATCGATAACTTCGCAGCGTCCAGCACTGACGCGGGGCTGGTGGCGTGGCTGTACTGGGGAGCCACGGGCAAGAGTTCCGCCACCACGACATTCGCGCCCGCCCAGGGCGCTAAGACCGGCCACCTGTCACTAGCGGTCCCAGGTAGCGGCACGCAGCGCATGGTGAGATGCGCCCCGGAGGCACCGGGCGCAACCCAGCCACGCACGGAGATCTTCAAGACATCGAACGAGACTATCCACCTATGGTGGGACCTTACGGGCGTCCTAGGGCTGCGCTCGATTCCTGAGCAGGGCCGCCGCTCGCTCGATGAGGTTGAGCACGTGGCTTACACAGTGTTCGAGCAAGCCAACCCACAAAGCGCCATGATCGACGAGGGTGAGACCCGGATGGCTGGCTCTGGGTTCATCCGCACGACGATCAAGGCCGGTTCGAGCGGAACCAACTATCTCGCGCGCTTGCTGGTCACGTTGACCAGTGGCCGTATCCTTGACTTTAGATGCACGATCCGAGTGAAGGACGTGCAAGAACCATCATAACGGAGGCCCTAAATGGCTGAGATCTACCACGGAAGAGGGGCCGTTATTGGCCTTGGCGAAGAATCAACCTGGGGCACAGCGGTGTCTCGCACCAACTGGCGCCCGCTGATCAGTACCGATCTGACGCGCACCATCGAGAAGGTGCCACGGCCAAGCCTGCGCGTCGGTGCAGCTGGTGCTATGCGTCGAGCGCACTATGTCCAAGCGGACAACGCGGGCGGATCCTTCGAGATTGAGGCGACCTATGAGAACGTCGGCCTTCTCATCAAGCACATCATGGGCACCGTCGCGACGACTGGATCGGGACCATATACGCACACCTACACTTTCGCGGATGACGTCCCGACGGGTCTGACGATTGAGAACGTGCGGGGCACGGGCACATCGGAAGTCTTCGAGGGCTGCCGCATCAACACGGCCACCCTGGCAGTATCGGCTGGGGGAGTCATGACCATTGGAGCCGACATCATCGCAGAGACCAGCGCCGCACGCGGATCGGCCGGTTCGGCGTCGTTCGGCTCTGGTGATACCCCGGTGCTTCACAGCCACGCGACGACGCTGTCATTCAACGGCGCGACCTATGATCTGGTCGACATGACGCTGACGATCAACAACGCACTCGCGACACGTCAGCATCTCGGCTCGGCAGTCACGAAGAAGCCTCTTCGCTCGGACTTCCAGAGTGTCGAGCTTGCTGTCACCCTTGAGGTATCAGACGTGGCTTACACGGCGTTCACGGCAGACAGCGTGTCCGATGCGGTCATCACGTTTAACGCTGGTGCGCAGGCGTTCCAGATCAACGTCCACAACGCATTCATAAGCAGTGCGTCGGATCCAGTGAGCGACGCCAACGTCATCAGCCAGTCGCTGACCTTCGTGGCTCAATCGGACGGCACGGATGAGGGCTGCAAGATCATCGTGGTCAACAACAACAGCAGCGCGACCGGCAACTAGTAAACCACGCTCACAGGGAGGAAACTATGAGCAATATTCTGAGAGCCATTAGTGATTCAACGACGGACGAAGTGGAAGCGGCGGGGCTGCTCTGGCGTGTCTCGCGCATTTCGTCCGCTGACCTTGCGCGCGTTGGCTTCGCTGCACTCGCCATGGCAACGCCTGAAGCGGCGGAAGCGGACGACATGGACGCTGAAGCCATCATGAAGCGCATCACGCCGAAGCAAGCGAGCGACATGGCGAGCCTCCAAGAGGCCACGGTTGCCGCCGGTTGTCACGCTGTCGGAGACGGTGAGGGCAACTGGGACACGCTTAAGCTGGTGATAGATCAAGCACGTCACGATCCCGACAAGGGTGTGCTCTGGGTTGGAAGCCTGCCGCCTGGGGTCGTGGACGTGCTCTTCGGTCGCATCATGGAGCTGTCTACGGATGGGGAGGAAGCAGCCAAGCGGCTCGCGTCCTTTCGAGAAGAACCCAGAGATGCTGCTCGCGGTGGGAGAACTAGCAAGGACATTCGGAAGGCTGCCCCATGAGATCCTCGAGCTTGACCCGTATGAGCTGGGGCTCGCTATGATGGTGTACCAAGAGCGAGACAAAGCCAGCACGAAGCTGATGGAGAGCATGAGCCGCCAAGGGCTGCCCGTGTTCCCCGTGGCTGTGCTGAAGGGGTAAGGAATGGCGCGCGACGTTGTCCAGATGGTGCTCGAACTCAGCGACAGAGCCACGCCTGCGCTCAAGCGTGTCGGTCGCGAGATGCAAGAGACGACAGCGAAGGCGAAGGATCTGAAGATCTCGCTGGGTGCTGTGGGTACGGCCTTGAAGGTCGGCGCAGCGGCTACGGCGGCAGCGTCTGCGGGCTTTGCGGCGCTCGGTGTGGGTGCGGTTAGAACCGGCGCGCAGATGGAGGCGTTCGAATCTCGATTAACCGTACTGCTTGGCACATCCAAGGCGGCAAGGGAGCGCCTAGATGAGCTTTTCAAGATCGGTAGCACCACGCCCTTCGAGCTGGATGAGTTGGTCGAGGCCGACGTAATCATCGAGAGCTTTGGCGCGAACGCGGACGAGATGCGTAAGGGTATCATGGACTTGGCTGGTGCCATGGGGGGGTCGTTGCCCGACACCGCTCGCGCTGTCGCCAAGTCTTTTGCTGGTGGTATTGCTGCATCGGACGGGCTTCGCGAAAGTTATTCGCTGCTGTTCAACGACGTTAAAGCCCGAGCGGCTGCGATGGGAGACCCCGGCGATATTAAGACCTTCCAAAAAGCAATGGTCGAGGCGCTGACGGACATTAACGGCGTGGTAGCAGGCGGAACCGATGCGCTTGGCCAGACATTCGACGGCCTCATGAGCAACTTGAGCGACGCCTTCACCAAGTTCAAGAAGCAGGTCGCGGATGCTGGGCTCTTCGACATAGCTAAGGAAACACTGCGCGAACTCCTGCGACTGATCGACGCCAACTCTGACAGCATCAAGGTCTTGGCAAGAATGACAGCCGAGGGGCTTGGGAGAGCGCTTCTTGGCAGCGTCAAGTTGATGGGGAAGATGTTTGATATGGCGCTTGCTCTCGGCGCTGCTTTCGTAGACATCGGCCGGAAATGGACGGAACTGGTAATCGGCTTAGGCGAGGCCGCAGATATTATCGGCTTGGGTCCCAGTAAGGAAGAGATGACCGCCCTAAGGTCAAGGCTGGACACGCTCAACGACACAAAGGAGGCGCTACTCGACATGGGCGGGGCCGCTACCGCTGCCGAGGACATGGTCGCAAGAATCGAGGCTAACGTGGCCGCCTTGCAGGGTGCAGAGACCGAAGAGAGCGGCCGAGGTCGGAGAAAGAAGAAACAGCAGCAGGACCCTAAGAAGATAGCGGCAGCGCAAAAAGCATTAGAAGAAAGACAGAAAGCATTCGACTCCGCAGCGGACTCCTTCGCGTCGTCCATGGACCGGGTTCGCTCGGCGATGATGGGGCCGCAGAAACGAAGCGAGCGGATGCAGTCGTCTCTCAATGC